CCGGGCGGTTGCTCTCCCACGATAGTGGGATTCCCCGCCCGCGCAAAGCGGGTGACCTTTCTGTTGATGACCGCAAGAAGCTGGAAGGCACAAAGAACCGTATGAAGTCTTGGCCCATCACCTTCAAGGATGATAGCTCGGCCACGGTGGATTCGTTCCGCGCCTTTCTTGCCCAAGAGGTGATACAGGGTAGGGTAGGTCTTGCGGTAATCGACTACCTCCAGCTACTCTCCGCACCTGGGCATGACTCCCGCGTGCAAGAGGTGAGCTACATTTCTCGTGTCTTGAAGCAAACCGCTATGGAGTTACAAATTCCCATTCTCGCGTTGAGCCAATTGAATCGAGCCTTGGAAGCGCAGAACAGGAAACCCGTGATCTCTGATCTGCGGGAGAGTGGGTCCATCGAGCAAGACGCGGACTGCGTGTTTCTCTTGTCTCGTTCCGATGATGGGACCGACTACAATAAACGGGAGATCCATTTTAATGTGGCGAAGAACAGGAACGGGGAAAGCATGGCAACAAACTTTGACTTCCATCCATCCATTGGACGATTCACCTTGGCGGTTTCTCCTGCCTTAAATGATGGAAAAGCAATCAAGTCGGCATGGTGAGACTACAAAAGAACACAAAAACGCCCCGTAAGCTACCCTACGAGGCGTTATATGGCGTTTTTATCCCTTACGAGGGGTAACACCCATGTTTTAAATCAAAACGATTTTAACGAGGGGTATGGGGTTGGAGATTGTTTAGCGCTGATTGAGCCTCCTTTCTCGTATTATAGTATTCAACCACTTCAAGAATGGGTGAATCCCAAATTTTCGTATCATCGTATTCTTTCCAAATAGAGAAACGAATATCCTCTCCAGGTTTGTTATGGCGAAATAAAATATAAAACGGTTTCATATCGTTTTCTCCTTTCTCTTATTCCACCACTCGATCAACCTGGGCGCGCATTTCATGGCAACGAAGATTGCCAGCCCAAGCGCGAGACGCGGGACCATGTCGTTGTCTTGTTTACTCATGGCTTGCATGGCATGGTTAAACCCGATCGACTAACAGAACACAATTCCCATGAACCATCAGTCATCTCCATCCATCGATAACCTTTGAGCATATATTTCCACCATGCTAATTCTTCAAGGCGTTTATACTTCGTTGGCTTTCCACTAATCTCAATAGTAAGCAATCCGTTTTTAGTGTAGCGTTTCCGTAACCATCGTTGAATTTTAAGGTATTTCTCCTCGCTCATCCCTCACCCCCCTCTACCTTGGCGAGAACCTCGCGGAGTTTGTCGCGATTCTCGTTAGCGGTTGCACTTATTGCGGTATTTCTATCCGTGCCATAATAGTAAGTAAGCACTTTCTCGAATAGCTTGCATTGCTCCAATAGCTCCGGGCAAACCGCGATCAATCGCGCGTCTTTCTCTTGTTCAACGGTTGCAACCGTTCCCGCATATGTCCATGGATCTGACTCAACCCCAATGAACGGAAGGCCTTTTTTATCGTGCTTAATTACCCAAGGCCCTGGCGTGAATGTGGCGCGTTTCTCTTCTGCTGTTTCCATGTTATGCGTTCTCCTTTGTTTGTTGTTCTGCTAAGACCACTTGAGCGGTATATTTAGCCCTTTCTGCTAGGAAATACTCTTGGCTAAACTCATCGCCATCAGCGCGTGCTTGTCTTAGCTCTGCCTCTATATCCTTGAGCGCTTCAATCGCTTGCAAGTAGGTATTATTATTAATCGTTTTCATATATCTATATTTCTCCTTTGTATTAGTTGAATTGTAATTCTGTTTGCCTTGCGCGTTTCTCTCTACGCACTACGCGGATCGTTTCACGATCACCCACTACGCGATCACCTTTCCGCGTTTCTCTTGTCCTTGGGTTCCGTGCTTTGCCTTGCTCCGCGAGCTTGAAAAGCTCCGCGAGCGCTGCCGGAAATATCTCGCTGGCGTGTTTCACTTAGCCCCCCTTTCTCTTATGTGCTGGAATAGCAACCAAGCGCAAGCCAGCGCCCACGGGGTCCAAAGTATTGTGATTATATCGTGTAGTATGGTATTCATATGTCTCTTTTTGTGTTATTTAGGTTTGTAAAAATGCGCGTTTCTCGCATGTGCGGGCCGCTTAATCTAGAGATTTCTCTAGGTCAATGATGACAATATTTAGGTCCTGTTTTATCTCGGCCATTTTATCCCATGAAAAACCATTTTGTTCCATTTCTCTTATCATGGCTTGCAATTGGATAAGCTGGCCTAGTAAAGCGCGTATTTGTTCTTTGTTCATTTGAGTAAGATTATTTCCCGGTCCCCGTGGCCTTTATTAAAAAATAGCAAATCAGTAGAGAAACCGTCCCAATCGTTCCAATATTTATTTGTGATTCTTTCAACCTCAAATAATCCGGGCCGCTTTACAATATCCAATAAACGGCGGACGGTCCCCGTATTGTCGTCTTTAAATTTAAAGTATTGCCCGGCTTTAATTTGTGATAATTTCATTGTATTAGCTCCTTTCTCTTTAGTTGTGTATTCCAATGCCAATTGTAACACCTTTTAAACGGTTCCAGCCGCAACCGTGTTTCTTTAGGCAATTGCCACATGCACCGGGACAAGCAAAAACCTTTTCATGGCCCGCTTTTCTCAAATTATCGGCAACCTCTTTTCTGTACTCTTTTGACCCGGCGTTTCCTTTGTCTTGGTAGGCCTTACTTGCAATATGTTTGCGCGCAACCGGGACCGCTACAAATTCACCCCGCGTGCAATCCAATTGCAAAACCTTACCTTTCAACTTGTCCCCGTACCGGGACCCGCTTGAGATATTCAAAAGATAGTTTGCCGGGAAAGAATAGTTTTGCTTATCCAGCGCAAGGAAAAGGTTCCAGCTCTTAGAATAGCCATAAATGGAAAGGTCCGGGCGCGTTTTGCATAAATCTAACCAAAAGCGCAAAATGGATAAGTTTGCAAAGTCACCGTCAACATAAAGCCGCAAGGTCCGGTTCGCTGGTATCTCATGAAATTGATTTGCTACCGTTTCCCGGCCCGCTTTGGACCGTAGCAAAATACTATTTTGCAATTGCCTAAAAAACGCCGCCGGATAGCGCCACCCGGTAAAAGAGTAACACCAACCCTTGCCGAAATTATCCGGCGTGAAATCATTGTCCCCGTAAAGACAAGCGCCAGCGCCGGGGCAATCAAAACCGGGCAAACTAGAAAAGGTATAAAACGGTAGTTTCATATTTCCACCCGGAGCAAATACAGAAAAGTACAAAGGCCCGTTTTGATTTATAAACCACGTAAGAAAGCGCGTGGCAAAATATTTAGTTGTGCCAGCTTTTGCCGGATTGCCCGGAATAGCCGCAACTAGTTTAGACAATGCGGGCAAATCATTTGCAAGCGCGGCCCGTGAAATATCAATTTTGCCCGGCGTGGATAGTTTAGGAGCTTGAATTGTTTTCATGATTTACCTTTCAATAAAAAACACATGCCAGCCTTGCCCGGCTAATGATTCTCTTTTTTGTTCCACAATTGCCTTAGCTTCGTTCCGTTCATAGGTCCATTGCATAAGGAATACAGCGCCGGATTCTTTTCTTTTATATATATAGTAACACATAATTTCCCTTTTGTAATCGCAAAGCTTAATTGCCTTGCTAGAAACACAAAAGACCACGAAGGGACACTTTGCAAGAAAAAAGTGTTTTTTCTGTACTTACCCTTTTAAACACTATCCCTACGCGGTACGCGGTACGCGGCCAGCTTGCAATTTCATTGCACATTGGCAAGCGCTTGGAACCGTACCGGGAAACGCAAACGCGGCCCAGCCTGGACCGCCGGAACGGGGAAACGGGGAAAGCTTAAATGCAAACCGCTTGCAATAGCGTAAACGGGGAAAGCCGGGACCGCGATATAATGCATTTCTACCTAATGCAAGTATTTTGCGATAACCCGCAACCGGGCAATCGCGTTTCCCCGGCACGCGCCAGCCGCCGCCGTTTCCCTGGTCCCCGTTTCCCGGCAATCGCGGCCCGCCGTTCCCTCGTTTTCCCGTACCGGTGGCCCGATTCCCGCTTATTTAAGCGGTTTAGCAATAGACTAAAAGTCTCCTGCCCGCCATTGCGCGTCTAAATCTTTGCGCGTCCAGGCGGGGGGGCGGGGGTGCGCCGGCGCGTCCGCGTTTTTCTGTATTATCATCACATCCCCCACAACTTTTTTCGCCATAAGCGCCTCACCGCTCGCCATAAGCTCCCCCAGCGTACCCTTCGTATTGCGGTATCCCCTCGTGACCCGCGTATCGCGGTTGGCGTGGCTCGCAGATCGAGGATCGATCCTGTAGCCTTGTGTAGTATGCTAGAGGTATTTGTTGGAGTGGTACGAGCCGGAGGGTTTCCACACCTTGTAACCCGCGTTTATGACTACTTCTTTGCAGAGATCGAGGAACTCGTCTTCTGTTAGGTCATTCTTAGCGCGGTTTGCGTCTGTGCATACGATTTGTAGGTTATCGAGGCATGCAGTTCCTCCGCGTGCTATGGGGAGTATATGGTCGTACTCGTATTCCTGTGGTTTATTCCAGGAGAGTGGTCGTCCTGTCAGGGCGCATTGGAAGTGGTCGCCATACTTTGCGTGTACATCCTTATAATTGAATGCGGCATTCTTTTGGAACTTGGATGCTTTAGCTGAAATTGCCTTGGACATTTGTCGGTGTGTGAAAGAGGTGGTGGGAAATAGTTTTCGCTGGGTCTTTGGTTTGCGTGAGTGGAAGCAGTTAATTCGTTTTACATGGATGTATGTTGAGGGGGATATATTTTCTCTACGCTTCTTAGTTTTTTCCTTCTGTCCTTTACCGAGGTAGTAGGAGATTGTACCTATTGAGCATTTGAGGGTATTTTGTATGTCTTTGTATGAGAGTCCCTGTAGGCGGAGAGCATTAATCTTCGGACCGAGAATCGACTTCCTCATGTATTTGTGTGGTTTCTGCGTCTTCTATATCGATTACTTTTTCTGTGGATGCTTCCTGTGGTAGGTTTTTTACTCCTTTTTTAAGGATGTCGCGTACCTGATCGGGGGACATATCGGAAGCACCTAGTTTGACATTGGCAGATGCGGTAATGTTTGTGGGTCTGCCGGATATGGTCATTAATTTGTCGAAGAGCATACCTACTGCATAGGCTTTATTCTGAGGTGGTATTTGCTCTATGGAATCGTGGAGATCGTTTAGGGAGTCTGCGACCATGTGCTGGAGTTTATTTTGTACAGCGGAGAGGAATTGTTGCTCTGTCATCTTCATTCCGTACTTCAGAGCGTTGTGTATTCGCAGTCTGTGTTCTTCCTGGCGTGTTGATAGTTCCATATTCTCTGCCTCTTCCTTTGGAGTTGATTGTCTTGCGGCTATACGGGCCGCAGAGGTGATTACTTTGTCCTTTAATTTAGCATCAAAGGGTTTGAGTTTTTTAGGTATTCCTCGTGGCATGTAGCGTTTTTTATATTATTTTATTTGACTAGGCTACAAAAAACTACAAAAGGGTGTGTATGGCGGAAAAGATGACAGGCAAGGAGTGCATGCGGATCTTAAAGAAGCATGGGATTAGTAGGGATGAATTTGCGGGGATGATGGGAATAAAGAGGAGTACCATGCGTACCTGTGTTCATGGTAATCGGATATCGCGCAAGATGGTTGAGCGATTGAAGGAGATGGAGGGCGAGAGCGTTTTGGTGAAAGAGATAGAGGAAGTGAACGCTATGATCGAGGAGGCGAGAAAGCCGAGGGTTGTGGTGGTTGAGGAGGGCGAGAGACGCATGGCACGGGTATATGGGATCCCCTCGAATAAGTTTTTACGACTGATTGAGTTTCGTGACGGGAGTCATGGTAAGGTTAGGTGCAAGCCCGGTAAGTATTATATTGGAGATGAGATGCGTGTGAAAGACGCGGGTAATGGTATGTGGGAGATCGTAGGTGGTTGATGTTGAACAAAGAGACTTGGTTAAGTGCTTATTTGCATTACTGCCCCCTAGTGAGCGTGGACTGCTGGAGATGAGGTTTTTTCATAATATGTCGTACCGCAAGATGGGGCATGAGTTTGGCGTGACTGTGGAATGTGTCCGCCAAGCGGTGGAGAAAATCCTCAAGGAGTGCCGGAGGATTATGAAGTATATTGATTTTGGAAAGACTGCTGGTGAATTGGTGGCAATTCCCGTGATCGATAAGAAGTCTTTACTCTTTGACCACGATGAGAAGCAGAGGCTCAAGCTCGTGGCGCAGAAGGAGGAGAGGAAGAAGTTAAGAAAGGCGATACCTGGAGTGCCTACGCACTTTGTGGAGTATTGCTTAAAGCACCATAAGGATAGCTGGAAGTACCGGGTGGAGAATGGCTTGTATGTGCATCCATTCTTCAAGGCTTGGTACTACAATAACAAGGAGAGGTTTGTGTAGTGTGGATAGTACCCAAAACATTATCAGCTTTTGTACGGGATACGGAGGGATTGAACTTGGGATTAGACGAGCGGGCGTGGATGTGCGCACAGTCGTTAATGTGGAGATCGAAGCCTTCTGCTGCGCCAACTTGGCAGCGAAGATTGAAGAAGGACTCATGGATGACGCACCTATCTACACGGATCTTAAAACCTTCCCAGCAGAAATCTTTCGAGGAAAAGTACACGGCATCATTGGAGGATATCCCTGTCAGCCGTTCAGTAGCGCGGGAAAGCGAAAAGGAGAGAAAGACCCAAGACACTTGTGGCCATACATCCGAAGCCATGTCCGGGCAATTAGACCTCTTTGGTGCTTTTTCGAAAATGTCAGAGGCCACACCACGATGGGGCTATGGCGAGTCCTGTCCGATTTGGAAGAAGATGGTTACCGAACGGAGTTTGGACTGTACTCAGCGGAGGAAACAGGCGCGCCTCACCAACGCATCCGATGCTTCATCTTGGCAAAACTACCCGACACCAACCTCACGGGATTGGAAGGGGAAACAAGCGAACGAGTACAAGGACGAGAGGGGCGAGGAGAACAATATGAAGTTTGCGAGTCTACCAGGCGTGGTGGACAAAATATCCAAAAGCAATTGGGCGACACCCAACACGATGGATCATCTGCCATCGGGAATATCGGGGAGTTTCAAGGAGAGTCTGACGGGACGCAGAAAGCGTTCGAGCAATCTGAGGGAGCAAGTAAACCCGAAGCTGAATTGGCCTACCGCGAGTGCGAGCGACACGGAAGGCGGGACACAAGCGGATCGCGTGGAGTGGACTCAGAAGGGTGCGACTCTTCGCAAGAAGAACAAACCGCACATGACTTACGGTGCGAAGCTGAGGGATGCGGTGGAGAACCACGAGAATTGGCCCACACACGCTGGCCCGCCCGCCCCGGAGAAGAGCAGTACGAGTGGGAAGAACCACGGGTCACCGAAGCTCAATCCGAATTGGGTGGAGCAGTTGATGGGCTTACCCATCGGGTGGACAGACTTAGGCTCCTGGGGAACGGAGTTGTCCCACAAGCCGCAGAATTAGCGTGGAAATCACTTTGGAGGAAGATGAATGAAGATAACAATTACTAGTTACGATACTACACTATCGGCAGAAATTCCCGATGGGAGCGATATTGTACAAACCCTCAATGCGATCCGCGTGCTATTGGTGGGTGCTGGATTTAGCGACTCATTGGTAAAGCAGTTTCTAAGTACAGAGGATGAATAATTTTAAGAGCTACTCTTCGGTGGGCGGTATTACCGCGCCTGGAAAACAGATACATGACACCACCGCGACACTCGGCGGGGAGATGTGGTTCTTTTGACAATGATGGACAATGATCATTTCGAGGTATCGGATTGGGATTACTTCTTTGCGAATTGGCCAACCCGCGAGGAGGTGGTGGATGGGTGGCACAAGTTTTGGGGAAACACGGAACTTATTCGCACATACCGAGATTCGCGTGGCAGATCACTCCGCGACAAGGATGGTAAACCTTTGGTCACACGATCCACAAAAATCAGGCAGATGCCTATGGTGGAGACGGTTTCTGACTATATGAATTATGCAAGACCCAAGAGACGAAAATGACTTACTACGATAAAGCAGAAGATGAGGCGAAGCTGAAATGTACCAAAGAGTTTGAGTCCTTTTTGAAACGGTGGGAAGCGGAGTCTGACTTAGAAAGTTATGAAATCCTTCAATGCATAAACGAAGCTGTTGATAACCTTTATGAGGACGAGGACGAAGATTTGGAAATCTTGATAGAGTTCGAGGAAGATGACGAAGAAGATGAGTGAGAAACCAATAAATATTTACAAGCCCACCAAGGAGTTGGAAAGCATGCCTATGATGGTTACGCGCTTACTGAAGGTAAACCAAGCATTACGCGAAGAGATCGCTGAGTTAAAGAAGCAACTCGCGCAAAACAAGGATGGATGAGCCAAAGAGTCCCACCGGGTTATCATCCGATCTTTTGGAAAAAGTACGGAAGAGCGCTACCCGAATCAGCACAAGAATTACCACGGTGCGACTTGAAAAAGCTGGGTCCCCCATGCTCGAAATTATCCCAAGAGACATTGGAACGGATCAAGAGGGATGGGCAATTGGTAAAGAAGAAATCCCGTGCCAAACGCTCGAAGACGCAATCGTGATTGGATTGGAGATATTAGCTAGGGGATGAAACTAACGCTCCAGCCGTTGGTACAGGAATAATCGAATGAAGAAGTACATTGTCCAGGACTTGTATCACAGTAGTGACACAATCAAATTTATCAATCAAGACACAACAGGTCTTGAAGACATTTGGACCACCATGTGGCCGAAGAGTAGAGAAAAAAAAGGTGAGGATTATCGACCTATGGCCTTTACTAAAAAGGAAGCGAGTCGATACTTAACCGAGATCAAGCGTCAATCGCGTGAGGATTGGGCTAAGAACTCACACATTTACAAATTCTATGGTTTCAGGAAACCGAAGTGGGATATTTACGAATGGGATTTTATGGCTGAGTGCGAAGGGATGTGTGGCGTATGAAACTAACGCTCCAGCCCGATGAGGTACAAGTCTGCCAAATGGTTGGGCGGATGCGTAGCCTTATTGCCCGTGGAAACGGGGTGCGTGACGCGAAGATGGGCAACCACGATGGCGCAGAGGCGGATGTGATAGGGATGATGGCGGAGTATGGATTTGCAAAGAAGA